GGATGCGGTTCAAATTCTTGACACAAAAACAAACAAAGACAAAGGTGAGATTCCTAAAATCTTATCTGATGCTCTTGGTGTTTCTTTTGACAGAAACATTGGTCACGATTATATAACTGACTACGAAAGCCGCTATGACTTCTACCATAAGAAGGAAGAAAGAGTTCCTTTCGACCTTGACTTCTTCAATAAGATTACAAAAGGTGGTCTTCCTAACAAAACTCTTAATATTGCCTTGGCTGGCACTGGTGTTGGTAAGTCTCTCTTTATGTGTCACGTTGCCGCTGGTTGCATTTCACAAGGTTATGATGTGCTTTACATCACCATGGAAATGGCTGAAGAAAAAATTGCGGAGAGAATAGATGCGAATCTTCTTAATATTCGCCTTGATGATTTACATATTATATCCAAAGACGACTACACAAAAAGATTTCAATCAGTACAGAATAAAACCCATGGACGACTTATTATTAAAGAGTATCCAACCGCTGCCGCTGGTTCGATGCACTTTCGTTCGCTGTTGAATGAGTTACAGTTAAAAAAGAATTTCCGTCCAAAGATTATCTTCATTGATTACCTGAATATCTGTTGTTCCTCAAGGTTGAAAGCTGGCGCGAATGTCAACAGTTATACCTATGTCAAAGCAATCGCTGAGGAACTCCGTGGCTTAGCCGTAGAGTTTAACGTACCAATCGTGTCAGCCACACAGACAACTCGCTCAGGATACAGTAATTCCGATGTGGATTTGACGGATACCAGTGAATCTTTCGGTTTGCCAGCTACGGCAGACTTCATGTTTGCTCTAATTAATACGGAAGAACTAGAGCAATTGAATCAAATCATGGTCAAACAACTGAAAAATCGCTACAATGACCCTAGCATGAATAAGAAATTTGTTATTGGGGTTGACAGGGCGAAGATGAAGTTGTATGATGTGGAAGACACAGCACAGAAGATTGTTGATTCTGGTCAGGTTCAAGACGATAAGCCTTTGAACACTTTTGGAAATCGTGAGCGTAAATTCAATTCTAAATTTGAGGGTGTGCGTGTATAAATATCCAATAATTTGGAGAATACATGGCGGCGCAACAAGGATTCGAATATGAAAAAAATGCTATCAACTTTCTGAAGCCTTTCGGACTGTCTGATGGTAAATTTGCTGGTGCGTCACATGACCGTCCAGATATTATGCTAACAGTTCGTGGTAAAGAAGCTGGTTGTGAGTTAAAGATTTCACCTACTGCTGGTGGTAGTTTGGTTATTAAGGCTTATGCTAATTCCAAACCTCACTGGAGATTCGGTGAAATTGACCACGATGAAACAGAAAAGCGTTTCTTAGCTGACCTAGCTAAATCTTCAGGTGTTCTCGACCAAATTAACAAAAAGTGGGAAACACCAATTTTCAACGTATCAGACCGCTCCCAACAGTGGGAAAGAGAAATGTTGAAAACTCCACTCCGCGAACGTTACTCGTTTGACTTGAAAACTTGTCCTGATATCAAATTATTATTGCCTTCAGATTCAATGTCGAAGTATTATAATTTGAAAAAGACGTATTACATTAATGTTGGTACACATGGATTTTATCTCTTAGGTAATATGGACCCATTTGACATTAATGGCAGACTTCGGAAACTAGGAATGCCTCTTGTTCCTAAATTTGAAGATGTGTGTAAGATTACAGCGCGAGTTCGTTGCCAATCTAAGGGTGTGACTAAAGCAGACGCTGAAGAAAAATCAAAAAATCGAATCGGTGCTCAAGGGTATCAATTCACATTTACTATCGAGTTCTCTTTACCAAAGAATTCATCAGAGTATAATATTGCTCCTATAGATGGTAAGAGTGTTAGAATTATAACGAACAAAGCAAATTATAAGTGTCTCCTATGAAATTCAAAGAATTTTTAACAGAATCGGTAAAAGAAGGAAAGAACGTACACCTTGAACATATTGAGGATGAGGTTCTAAATCGTGGCGTTCCCGGTGCAAGGGATGCTATAAACTTCTTGCGCTCATTGCGTGATATGTTAGCTGGCAATTCAAGCACAAAAGTAAATGTTACAACAAAGTGGGATGGTGCACCAGCAGTTTTTGCAGGCACAAATCCAGAGAATGGTAAGTTCTTTGTAGCTACAAAAGGAATCTTCAACGCTAATCCTAAGTTGAACTACACTGAAGAAGATATTGATGCAAATCACCCATCAGAAGGTCTAAACAAGAAACTGAAAGTCGCTTTGCGTTACTTACCTAAAGTCGGCATTGAAGGTGTCCTACAAGGTGACATGATGTTCAGTAAAGGTGATATCAAAACCGAAACAATTGATGGACAAAAGTATATTACTTTCCAACCAAACACAATTGTATATGCCGCACCAGCAGAATCTAAACTGGCTAAATCTATGCTCTCTGCACAAATGGGCATCGTATTTCATACCTCATATACAGGCAAAACAATTGCTGATTTGAAGGCATCATTTAACATCGATATCGGCAGAATGAAACCAACTAAAGATGTTTGGTTCCGTGATGCTTATTTTGTTGATGCTTCAGGCACCGCAACATTCACTGAATCAGAAACAAAACTAATCACTGAGATTTTGTCAGATGCTGGTAAAACTTTTGGTAAAATAAACTCAATGACGTTGAATAGAATTGCGGCATCGGATACTATTCTTACATACATCAAAACATTTAACAACACCAAAGTTCGTTCTGGTCAAGCAATCAACGATACTGCAAAACACGCAAATGAATTGGTCAAATGGATTGAAGAAAAGTATAATAAAGAAATCATTGCGGCCAAAAAAGAAGAAACAAAACTAAAAAGACAGGCTGAAAAGAATGAAATGGTTCGTTTCTTTAAAAGCAATCTAAACGAATTAAAAAACATTTTTGATTTACAGAATGACCTTGTTGAAGCAAAGAATATGATTATCAAAAAGCTTCAGCAAATGAAACAAGTCACTGGCTCATTCTTACGTACCGATGATGGTTTCAAGATTACAAATCCAGAAGGTTTTGTTGCTGTAGATAAACTCAAAGGCACCGCAGTTAAATTGGTTGATAGACTAGAATTTAGTCATGCAAACTTCACTGCACAGAAAAACTGGGACAAATAATGGAAAAGAAATACGACTTAACAGCCATCATAGCAGAATATGGTGATGATGATTTTGGTTTCACCGCAGAAGATGATGCTGATTATGAATCAGTAATTGCCGAAAAAGATGAAACGGTTGAAGAATACAAACAAAGACTTGAACAAGTTGAAAAACTTATTCTGCCTTTCTTAACAAAACTATTGAAAACTGCGGACCAACCAATCATTAAATGGCCAAATCGCAAGCCTGTTATTGAAACCCAAATCCAAAAAATATTAAATATTACAAGAGGTTAATATGCAAGACTTTAAAGAATATGTAGGACTAAATGAAGCCGCATATGCAGGTAATATTGGTATTATGGAGCTTATCAAATTCAAACAAAAAGCTAATGATAAAGAGAAAAAAGAATTTGATGACCACTTGAAAAACAAGAGGCATAAAGATGCATGGGATACTGTGCAAAGAGTTACTGGTGTTAAACTACATAAGAGTGTGAGTGAAGAAAAGAAATCACCTCATCCGGATATATTGCCCGTTGCTGGCGCAGGTCAATGGGGTACGGATAAATTGGCAAACAAATATAAGAAAGATACGCCAGGTCAATAAGACAACTATATAATTTAAAGGAGTATATTATGAAAGATGTGATAATCGGTGGCAGTTCTGGCTACACATGGGACACACTCAAATATTGGGTGAATTCTATCAACAAAAGCGGCTTCATGGGTGACATTATACTTGTCATGATGAATGCCGATAAAGAAACCGTAAAAAAGGTAATTGAAGCTGGTGTTCATGTAATCGGCTTTGGTCAAAATGAACAAGGTGACTTGGTTTACCAACATGGTAAAATTCCTGTTCACGTAGAACGGTTCATTCACATTTACAACTATCTAAAAGATAAAGACTATCGGTTCGCAATTACAACCGATGTGAAAGATGTTGTATTTCAGCAAGACCCAACTGTTTGGTTGGAAAACAATATTGGTCCCAATAACTTAGTATTTGCATCGGAGAGTATGCGATACAAAGATGAGGCTTGGGGTAATGAGAATCTAATGCAAACATTTGGACCTTTCATTTACGAACAGTTCAAAGATAACGAAATCTTTAATGTTGGTGTATTAGCTGGTCGAGCAGACGCTTTAAAAGACTTGTGCATGAATATCTTCTTAGCGGCAATCAATAGACCAATTCCTATCTGTGACCAATCAACATTTAATGTGATGATTTCAATGCCACCATATCTCGAAACTAGCCTGTATATGAGGTCTGAAGATGGTTGGGCGGCACAGTTGGGTACAACCGCAGACCCATCAAAGATTGATTCTTTCCGTCCGTCATTGTTAGAAGCTGAACCGAAGATGATTAACGGCAAAGTTACAACTTCAACAGGAAAAACATTTACAATTGTTCACCAATATGATAGAGTACCAGAGTGGCGAAAAGTAATTGAGGCGACTTATGGTTGATGGTGTATTCTTTATTTCTTCAGCGTTAAATGTAAAACAACTTTCTGTATTCAATAATCAGCAAAGATTTGAACAAACGATTGAAACGATAAAGTCTATTGACAAATATTGTCCTAGCAACGTGAAGTATATTTTTGATACTTCATATGAGTTGCCGAATGAAGAATATTTGAAAGAGTTGGATTCGATGGGAGTCAAAGTATTTTTTGCTGGCAACCATCGTGACGTTAAAATGTTATCTGAAAGTGGGCAGAGAAGTTTAGCTGAAACTGTAGGATTTATTTTGTTTTTGAATTATTTTAAACAAAATCCAGTACAAGCTAAACGTGTATTTAAAATGTCCGGCAGATATAAGTTGAACGACAACTTTGTGCCCTTCAAAGAAGAATTCAAAGATTCTTTTGTATTTTTACCTACTGTAAATTCTTGGATGCCTAAACCACACCAAGAAGCGGCCGGTGTAGATAGAATATTTGAACTCAGATTGTGGCATATGGACTATAATTTGCTTGACAATTTTCACGATACACTATATAATATTTTTGATGATATGGTAAAGTTTAGTATTGATGTTGAACATTCATATTATAAAAATTTAAACACTTGCAAGTGGACAACTATTGAACCTATAGGATTGGAAGGTGCAATCGCACCGACAGGAGAAATTATTAATGAGTAAACACGTTTTAATCACAGGCGGCTGTGGTTTTATTGCACATCATGTACTTGATTTGTTAATTAAGACTACTGATTGGAAAATCACAACTCTCGACAGACTAGACTATTCAGGTAATCTAAATCGGTTACATGAAGTTCTGGACAAATACGATACACAAACAAAGAAAAGAGTTAATATTGTCTTTCATGATTTGAAAGCTGAAATTAATCCTCTTGTTGCTAACTTCCTTGGTAAGCCAGATTATATTCTGCACTTAGCCGCATCATCGCACGTTGACCGTTCGATTACTCACCCGATGGAATTTATCTTTGATAATACCATTGGCACCGCGCACTTGCTTGAATATGCACGTAGATTGGACAGTCTAGAAATGTTCCTGTATTTCAGTACAGATGAAATTTTTGGCGTTGCACCACCTGGTGTTGCTTACAAAGAACGTGACAGGTACAATTCTACCAACCCTTATTCTGCATCTAAAGCGGCCGCAGAAGAATTCTGTGTTGCGTATGAAAACACATACAAAATGCCTATGATGATTACTCACACCATGAATGTTTTTGGTGAGAGACAGACACCAGAGAAATTCATTCCTCTGTGCATCAACAAAGTACGCAAAGACGAAAAGGTGTTCATTCACTCTGATAGCACCCGCACTCTAGCAGGCAGCCGTTTCTATATTCATGCGGCCGATGTTGCTGAAGCATTGTCATTCTTGTTGCATAAGAACCCACAAATTGAACCTGATTATGGTTGGGCTAAGTGCCGCAAGTTTAATATTGTTGGTAAAGAAGAAGTTGATAACCTGACTCTTGCAAAGATGATTGCTGCCGCCCAAGGCAAGGAACTTAATTATGAAATGGTTGACTTTCACTCAAGCCGACCAGGTCACGACTTGCGCTATGCACTTGATGGTAGTTTGATGCGCGGCCTTGGTTGGGAGCCAAAGATTGCATTGTCTGAAAGAATCAAACAAGTCAGTGATTGGTATCTAGATAATACAAGATGGTTGGATGTATAATGCAAAACTGTGAAGAAATTAAAAACTGTATTGCTTGTGGCAGTGAGGACTTGGTTCCAGTCCTCAATTTGAATGAACAGCCTCTAGCAAACTCTTATAAAAAAACTATTGATGAACCTGAGCCGTATTTTCCTCTTGCAATTAATCGTTGCAAACACTGCTTTCATGTTCAATTGACTCATCGCGTTAATCCTGATTTGATGTTCAAGGATTACGCATACGTTTCTGGTACTGCAAAAACACAATTGGAATACTTCGATTGGTTTGCAGAATTTGCGAAAGAAAAGTTTGGAACTATGCCATCTACGGTTCTAGACATTGGTTGTAACGATGGTAGTCAATTAAATGCATTTCAAGACAGAGGAGCAGAAACTTATGGTGTGGACCCAGCAGAAAATTTGTATGTTACTTCTACCAAGAGACATAGTGTTTCATGTGGATATTTCACAGGAAAAGAATTTGGTAAAAAGTTCGACGTTATCGTCTGCCAAAATGCGTTCGCGCACAACTTCAACCAACTTGAACTCTTACAAAACATCAGGACAAATATGCACAACGAAAGTTTGCTATTTGCTACAACCTCCCAATGTGACATGATTTTAAATGGTGAGTTTGACACCATCTATCACGAACATCTTTCTTTTTATAATGCAAAATCTATTAATGCATTGTGCCAAAGAGCAGACTTGAACCTGATTGATATTGTTAAATCACCAGTGCATGGTATGAGTTACATCTTTATCATATCTAAAAACAAAAAAGCACCTAAGACAATTCAAAATCTAATTGATTTGGAAACCAAGAAAGGTCTTTGTGATGCAGAAACGTATGGCCGATATGCTAAGAAATGCTTAGAAGTTTCCAATTTCTTTTCAGGTGTGATAAAAAATTATCGTGAAAGGGGTATTCCTGTTGTTGGCTTCGGTGCACCAGCCAAAGGCAATACTCTAATGAATTTTGCTGGCATTGGACCAGACTTTACAATCGATGAGAATCCTCTGAAACAGGGTCTTTATTGTCCTGGTGTTAACGTGCCAATTTATGGCATCGACAAACTAAAAGAGTTTGATGCACATACACCAATTTGTTTTGTTCCTCTTGCTTGGAACTTCTATGAAGAAATTGTGAAGAAAATTAAGATTGCTAGACCTGATAGTAATGATATCTTTGTTCGATATTTTCCAACACAAGAAATCAAAGAAGAAATAATGTACCATCCCGTATGAAAATAGGTTTTGGTTTTTACGGTATAACTCATGGTATTGATGCCAAGACTGGCTATCAAAGAGACTTTCGTGACTGCTGGTTTAATATTCAAGAGAATTTAATCCAGCCTTTCGTTGAACGAGGTCATGAAGCGGTCACATATGCATCGACATATCGATTCGATAATGCTGAAATCGAAAAAGATTTTTGGACATTACTTAATCCTAAAAAAGTTGTATATAATAAATTTGAAGGTTCCGATGCATTCACTGCAAAATCTGGATTGCATAATGCATTTGACGGTGAAGATTTAGATTTAGTTGTATTCACTCGATTTGATATTCTGTTTCACCAAAAGATGACAGACTTTCATATTGACTTCAATAAAGTAAATATTCTTTTCCCAGAGGACCCCCAGTGGTGGGCTAGCCATCGTTTTGTTTGTGATTGTTTCTACATTTGGAATCATCGATTCAGTGACCAGGTTAAATGGGCTATGAGAGAAACTTATGGTTGGCCAAGAGGTACAAGATATCCAGATACGCATGGTATATTGAATTTCTTAGAACCAAGAATTGGTGCAGATAATGTTCATTTTCTGTGCAAAGATAATCACATAAGTAATGTCAATGATTTTTATACATTGTGCAGACCTGATGTACCAGAACATCCAAAGAAGCACCCATTTGTGAAGAAAAAGTATGGCTAATAATTTGATTGTTTGTCCTGTTGGTATGTCAATACCTACAGACCCACGCTGGAAAGATGAAGAACACTGGCGATGGACGCACAATGAAAGAGACTATGAAACTCTTTTGATTGTTTATAATGACTTTGAACCTGAGCCTGGTTCTTATGACCACATCGTTCGTATCAAAGGTCATAAGTGGCAGTTGATGCAAAAAATTAAAGATGTTATTGATATTGAAAGATTTCGATACATCGGCTGTGTTGATGATGACCTGATTACTGGTTATAAAGACTTTAACATTGGTTTAAACTATGCACAGAGATTCAACTTTGGTTATTGGCAACTATCGATGCCACATGATTCAAGTTTGATATATCAGCCATTGTTCAATGACCCATCATGTGATTTCTCAGAAACAAACTTCATTGAAATGGGTTCTTGTTTCTTTAGACTCGATTACTTTAAATTTCTAATGGAGTTTATTGGTCATTGGGACTTAGAAATTGCATGGGGTATTGATAAAACATTCTTTGATTTGTTCCAACAACCAGCGTATGTTGTACATTCTGGTATGATTCACCAGCCAATCCGTGATAGCTATTATGACAAAACAGCGGCAATGAATGAAATGAATGACTATCTTTTCAGACGCTATCCTGCTATACTGGAAAAACATTACGGTCGCAAATCCAATTTTGTCGATAGGCAAGATACGTTGAGGAAATTTAAGATAAATGATTAAGTTAATTATTCTAGATGTTGATGGTATTTTGACAGATGGTAGAAAATACTACGACAAAGAAGGCACGGTTCGTTTAAAGACCTTTTGCGACAAAGACTGGACTGCAATTAAACGATTCAAAGCATTAGACATTAAGGTTATCTTTTTGACTGGTGACCCATTTAATGTTGTCATTGCTGACAACAGAAAAATTGATGTGATTGTTAATAGGCAGAATGGTCAACACAGAGATAAATCGGACTATTTGCATGAAATTTGCAAAGAGTATGAAGTAACTCCCGATGAAATCGTATTCGTTGGTGATGACATTTTCGATTATTATCTTATGACGCTGGTGAAGCATAAGTATTGTCCTTCTGATGCACCGAAACAAGTAAGAGAAGTTGCAACGGTATTAGAAGCAAAAGGTGGTGATAATGTTATCATGCACTTGTTTGACCACTTAGAAAAGATTGACTGTTTGCCTGAGTTTAACTTTGCTGACCATCTTGAAAAAGTTTATGAGCTAGACTTGAAAGAAAAATTCTAATGTTTGATATTACACTCTATGGTCATCTAACGAATGACCACATATTTGATGGTGATTCTGAATCAATGTCTCTTGGTGGTATAGCTAATTGCTGGCGTGCATTAACCGAACTTGATAACAATTTGACAATTGGTATGTCACCATCCGCATTAGGTGAAGCCAACATTTATGTCGAAAGAAAGCAATTGAAAAGAAATTCTATTGCAGAACTGAACAAAGACATTTTTGATATTGTAATCAGACCTTCAAAGATATCTCATGTTTTATATCTGAATGAGTTACATGATACCAGTTTTATTGAGAAACTTGAAGGTGTAACTAGCGCAGACCTATGTAAAGGTGAAGAAGTAAAATATGAATTACTAAAGCATTTTGATTATGTTTTTGTTGCTGATGATGAAGAACATGACATTGAAAAGATTCGCTGGTATTCAAACATGGTTATTTTACACTCATCTGAAGGTAGTGTAATTTCTGTAGGTGAACACACTAAACCACCTTACATTGTGCATAAAATGCACAGAGTTGAAAATGCAAATGTATTGGGTGCAGGTGATATGTTTGCTTCGTGCTTTTTATACGCAATACATAATAAATGGTCATTAGATGGTGCAAGAGAGTTTGCACATATTAAGA